GTACGGGGTAAATGAGTATGATGGCGTTGGGTTGATGAACGATGCTCGGCGCTTGCTTGTCAAGCTATGCTTGAATGGCGTGTAGATGCTAGCGGCTAGTCCCTGAATTACTTCGGGGGTCCGCTCCACTACAGTCTCTTGCATAACATTGAGCGAACGTATCGAGACGGGCGCATAGCCCATAGATGCCTCGAGTACGTCGCCAATGTTTGCAAAATAGTCGATAAGCCATGACCATGGAATCATATTCCAGACCTGGCTGAGACTTAGCCATTGCTGATTGCGCAAGCCATAAACGCTTAAAGCTGCGTTTATGCGCTCCGATTCATCAGTGATCCAGGAAGGATCTTTAAGGGCGTACTTTGCTGTACACCATTGTCGATCCTTGTAGAGCCGTATCGTTCGGTACGACACTACATCACCGATGACGAGCCCTTCGGTTATACGAAAGGTTGAGCTACCAAGCTTTCGCTTGATAGTCTTCCCAGCCCCAATGTTCTTCAGGAACTGCAGCCTGTTGTTCACAGCTTTGCTGTATAGTAACAGGGTGTGGAGATCGCTGAAGAGTGGACCCCATCCGAAGTTAACGGATAGAAGTGCCTGGGGCGTATAGCCGGCTAAGCCGACTGCCTGCCAGTTCTTCGTACCGCCGGAGTTTTGACTCCGACGTCTGAGTAACCGGTATGCAGCATAGGCGTCGCCAAGTTCCTTAAGCATACGAGGCATGTCCTTAAGCTCGAAGAGAGACAAAGGGATGTTTGCCTGCGTAGGCCTGGTCGGGTTGAGAAGAGCTAGCGCTCTTGTCTTCCAGTATGAGCTATTGAATCCGGGTGGGACCATAGATCTTGGGTCTATCCCGTCTCCAGTAGGCACATAATTGTGGAAAGTATGGGTCGTGATCTGTCCGGTTCCACCAACTACGGTGTTAACGGTAATCACGCCATCCACAATACCACGAATCATGTTCTGTTTTCTTACAGAATCCAGATCATGTTCATCGTAAGGAACCTGATGGGACACAGCGTCTGTCATCTTCTTGTGACCAGCCACGAAAGTTTCGCCATTGTGAACCCCGTTCGTACTAGAAGGGCCCCCTAAGGGGTTACCTCCAAAATACGACTGGGTCACTTTGACGTAACTCCCAGAAGTAAAATACGAGAACGTATCTTCACGCGTCCTCGTGTGGCTAGTCATGACAGAGATCCTTAGTGTAGAGGCCACAACGGCACCGTCAGAAGAGACGGCGAGGCTCCCAGGGATTGGGAG